TTCTCTACGTGGTCAATTCGATATTGAAGACCTACAAGGTTTTCAAGAGGACCCATTGCCCAGAGGTTATCAGGTCGTTTACGCCAGCCCGCGTGAAAGAGTGGTGTCTTGGCTAGTGGTGAAGGGTCATCTGCTTCGTATACTACGTGACACCTGTCCGCTACAACAATCTTTTTGTTCTTAAAGAACTTCTGTTGCTCTGGATCATAATAGTCACCGTAGAAGTAAAGAAGTTCTACCATGCCTGAGCTAAGATAGTGATGGAAAGACTCAAACCCGTCTACGTTGTAAGCTGTGTCTTTTTCTACGAAACCTTCTACACCGTAGGCTTTGTTTCTGTAGTGAGCCATTTTGTCAATGACATTACGGGCAATTTCTGCTTCGTCTGCTGTCTTTGACCACTGAGATAGTTTATTTTCTAAATCACCAAAAGATTCGATAGACCTGATAATCTTCGGACTATCTCTAAAGTTGGAAGCTGTTGGGTTAAATACAATATCGTATGGAGAGATTCTCTTAGGAATTGGACCTACATAGCCATATTTAACTCTGTCAGCAGATTCTACGTTTTCATCCCGCCAATCAGGCATTGCAAAGCAGTTACCCGTATCAATAAAATCTAGAAGCAAATCTTCTAGTGTATTTTTAAATTCTGGATGGGATGTTAACGAGAATGAAAAGTTTTCTAGTAGCTCTCTTTTTTCCTTAGAGGCGGCTGCCTGTGAAGAAGCTTCCCACTTAAGAAACCTACGCTTGGGAAACAAAGTTGCCATGTAATTGGCGTGTAGGTTATCCCTGATCTGTGTTAATTTTGGAGTGGTAGTTTTATTCTTCCAAGGTAGTTTAGAGTTGGTAGTTGTAGTGGTGTCTGTGGCAAATACGTAATTACGAACTTCTAACCAGTTCTTTTTAATCTTGGCTTTTGCCATGTCCCACTCGACCCACTTACGAGCAATTTCATTTGCCTTACGTTCTGGATCAACTACGTCTTCTAGGTCAATAGTTGTGCCTAGTGCCATTAATGGATTCCTCCAAACCTGCTATGATAAAGCTGATGTTTCTCTACAAAGCTGCTTACTTGGCCGAATTGTGGACCATCATTCTTTACAGCCGGTTTAACTAAAATATCCATACAAGAAGCAAGTGCGTCTTTAATATCGTCGTGTGGTGGGTTCTGGGAAACCAATTCGTCTTCCAGAAGTACCCAAGGGCCTACACGTTGATGCCAGATCATACCGTTAGCATATCTGGGCTGTAGTGCAGCTTCCATACGTTCTTCTTTGTTACCAATGTGCCTGTTAGGCGCGTGTTCATCAATTACAAGAAGAAGTCCGTATTTACGGATGTAGTTATCTTTTAGGTCTTCGACAATGATTCTCTGTGCGCTGACTACTTCTGCCCTAAGTTTTCTAAAGGACCATTTCTGGTACATAGTCAGAATGTGTTGGAAGTAATCGCTTATCTTGGTAGTCTGGAATCTGTCGATGTCTAATACATAAATATTGTTTTCAAAGTCAACCCCGACTACTACGATTGAGGTGTAGTCTGCTTTTTGTCGTGTGCTGAAGGCAAAGTCAATAGAGGCAAACACGTTAAGCTTGCGGTCTTTGTAGTAGATTGATAAACCCTCAGTTCGTAGGAACTTAGGGTCGTAGTATTGAAACATATCCCGAGTGATTGGAGCGGTGCCAGTATCATTTGGATCGTTGTAGTACTGGGCTCTAAACTGAGTTTTATCAAGATACTGCGACCTTTTAGTAGCTAGGACTTGAGCATCAAAACCAAACCACTTACCGTCTTGTCTCTGTTGCTTGGGCCATAGGAAGTTACCAGTACCGTCACCAATGTCTTCTACAGCACGTTGAAAAGCTTCGTATAGAGGTTCTGTACCGGTAAACTGACTTTCATTATCGTAAGTGTCTACTTGGGCCTCTTGCATATCGTGGTACAGATCAAGAGGGTGATACCTCGTCCCTACTGTCCATTCTCGCCCATTGGCACCCTGAATTGAGGCAAGTAGTGAATACTGTGCTTTCACCTTGTCTCGGCCATCCTCGGTATACGCGTTCTGCCCGGTTACAACGTCGTCCATCACCGCGATGTCGCAATGCAGACCCACAATCCCTGTTGTTAGACCAGCAGTGAAGATTGTCGGATCGCGGACTGCCTCTTTCTTTCTTAGAGGGTGGTCTACGGAAATTTCTGTCTCTGTCCATTTTTCTCTTTTGGTTTCTTCATCATTAACCATTAAGGGCCAGTACCTCTTGTAGATGTCAGAGGTAAGAATGTCTTTAATAAACTTTAGCTGCTTAGTGGCTAGGTTAGATGTAGACGAAATATACAAAATACGAAGAGTAGGGTCTTTAGTGATTTCCCAAGCTACTCGATAAGCAATAAGAGCGGACTTACCATGATCACGGGGGAGTAGGAGAAGCTGATGACTTTTGGCATCTTGTCTTGTCCACCAACGGATAACTTCTTCATGAACAGGTGCCAATACTCTTTGAGGATGAACTAGTCGGATAAAAGTTACAAGATCAGATTCGGCCAGTTCCCTAACTTGTTTAAACTTATCTTCAAAGGCAGTCTTAGATAAATTAGTTCTTGGCGTTGTTCTGGTCATTTAATTTGTTAGTCCAAAAAAAATTAGAAAGGTAGTACAGAAGATCATTATCTTTTCTACTAGGTTCATGCTCCTAGGCCCCCTTTAGTAATTACCTTCCAGAGAGCGGTAATAAAGGCTAGGGCAATACCACCAAGAATCATCTTACTAAAAGTTAAAACTTTGTTTAAATCAGATGAAATAATAGCTACGTCTGTACTAAGTTTGGTTACTGTTTTGGTTAGTTCATCATAATGGGCTTTGTCAAGCTTTTGTTGGTTTTCGACTAAACCAAGTCTGAAGTCTGTCAAATCCCGTTCAACTGCTTTAAAATCGACCATAGAACTTTACCTTAAAAGAAGAAATCCAAATGTTACAATTTTGTTGTCATTGTCTACCAACAAAACTTGTTGAATTGGTGGGCCTTCCGACGCAGGAACTAAAATAGTTGTTAACCAAAGAGTAACCATTTAAACTGTCCTTGACAGAATTACTTTGACTTGACCAGCAGCAACGGCAGTCGTGTCGTTATCCGCTACACCACCTGTGATTCTAATACCGAGCCCAAGGGCAAAACGGAAGCCGCTAAAACCAATGGGAAGCGTACATACGCCCGGCACGCCAGAAACAGCAGCCGGAACTACAAGGATCATGGCCGGAATATCAGTTGAAATCGGAGCCGTGGCCTTGTTGTAGAGCTTTACAAATGCAGCAGTTGCGCCCGTGTTCGTGGCGTAGAATGCCTGAAGGCCGCTTGTGCCGGTCAAGATCAAGGCTTCGTTAGTGGTCGCTGCCGAATTGAGAATGTAGGGCGTAGCCGGCACTACTGGGCTCACTGTGCCCGCTGTAACCGTGGCAGTAACCGTGCCTGAGACAGTCACGGAGCCGGTGACGCCAACCGTGCCGCCAACGCTCCAAAATGGAAAAGCTTTTGCGCCGTCGGTGTTACCAGCATTTCGTGGTGAAACATCGAAGCGCGTGGCGTCCAATACATTGATGAGGTGGAAGCGCCAATTTGTTGACGAAGCCGGAGCAGTGCCAAGGTTTTCGACAATGATAACCAGCTTGTAAACGGCAGTCGGGTTCGGCAACACGCGATCATAGCTGAATTGACCACCCGTGTTGGTGGCGACGTTTTGCCCATAGGCGCGGGTGTTGATTCTATCCCGCTCCAATGTCAGCCCGTAGGTGGTGGCCGACAGGAAGTTTGGGCTGGTGCCGGTCGCCACAGTCGTAAAGCCGGTGCCGAAAGCATTCGCAAAGGTATCGAGCGCCGATCCCGCCGCGCGAACGACAAGTTGTGCCGTGGTCGCGGTCGTGCCATCATGTTGATGTACTGCGGCGTTGCGCGCGTTCAACACATCTGGTGCTGTGGAGTAGGTAGTGCTTGTGACTATTGCGCCGGTTGTCGGGTCAACCTGCACAAAGCCGATGATCATGCGGTTATTCGCAATGCGCTGGCTGGCCGTAATCTGGTAACGCAGATCGACCGGCATCGAAAACGTTGCGCGAGACAAAATGATTGTCTTCTGGTTAATCGTCGTGCCGCTGGCAATGTTAAGATATGGAGACGAGCCAGCAGCCGCGCCGCCTAGTGGGCCGGAAATCGTCATGCCCGTGCCAGTTTGCACAACTTCCCATGAGTTCGTTGTATCAAAGTCGTGGAAGTTCTCGAAGAACCTTTCTTGAGCCGTTCCTGCCAACAGCGCGCCAAAAGACGTATTTTTGATCTTGGCGTTTAGTTCAGAAAGGGTG